TGGTATCCTGCATTTTCATTCGTCTCCGGCAGCTCTTGTATTTGCTCGTTATCTTCTCCGATCATCTTCAACGCTTGGAGATGTGGACGGATTGTAATTGGCGCAGATTCTGGACTCTCCACTTGCTGATCTAGCCATTCTGAAAGAGTCTGACGCTCCTTGTCAGTCTTGCCTCTTTGCGATCGCTCAAAAGACCATTCTATCGCTTCCACAAGATCAGGATCTGTAAGTCCATGCTTAGATATAGATTGATACCGAGAGAATCTTTGCTCGGAACTCTGGAGCTTTGTCTGCATGTCTGCGAGCTGCTGATTGAGAATGTCGACAGATGACATTGCTTTCTCTGCCTTCTCGAGTCTGCTCTGTGCTTCTTGCAGTGCTTTCTCGGCTGTTGTTGCTCTGCTGGCAACCTTCCCGATTCTCTCTTTGATTATGTTTTCCATCTCGGATTTTAGGACATATACTCGTCCTTCGTTTTCAATCTCTGTCATTGTAGTCTCCTATGTTATTAGATTGAGTATTGAGCTCTTTCTGCTCGGATTCTCTCTAGCTCTTGCTTTGCTTCGATTGGGTCCAGGTCTGGATTCATAATGCGCATTGCGTCGACTGGAGAGATAAGTCCGGCATTTAGTTTTTGTATGATGTCTTCCCGCTGTGCTCGCATCTCTTCCGGAGAAAGTCCGAGCGGAGTATATGCGACTCTGTATCCTGTCTCTGGAAGATTGGCATTCAAAAACCGATTGCAGAGCATCGCACATTTTGACAGCATCTCTTCGTCAGCTCTGCGGAATACAGGAGCATATCTTCTTTGTGCTTCTCTTTGTCCGTCTCTGGATATTGATAGCGCGTATCCGCTTCTTGGATCTCCGCTTTGTCTCAGCACTTCGGAAGAGATGCCTGCAGCAGTCGCAACACGATACTCGTATTTCGAAATACTTTCGAGAAGCTTCTCGGGATCTGCATACGTAAAAGAACCGATGAGCGGTTGTCCTTGCATATCTGGATCGGTTTGAAACATCAAGATCGAGCTTGGATCGGTAGAGATTGCAGATCGCCGTCCTGTGAGATCTCCTTCGAGCTGAGAAAGTCCTGCAAGATGCAGCCCGGCTACATATTTCTGGGGCCAACTGTTATCTCGGACACAATGAACATAGAACGAGAATAAAACAGCAGCAGTCAAAGAACCGTATGCAAGCTGTGCAGCGTCAAATGCGTTGAATAGCTGTCCTGTCTTCTCGGCATGATACAAGACGACAGGGAGAAACGGAACTCCTTCTTTACTGCGATAGGGATACGCGTCTCCTCTCATTGCTTCGTGTCCCATATACATCTCTGACATATCTCTCCCGATTCCTCCGTCGGGCTTTGCTTCGAACATTCCAAACATTGGATTGTTGGGATCTCGGATGTCCATAATGTCCCATACCCAAACGGCTTCTCCTGTCTCCGCGTGCATTCTCAATCGTAGCTCTTGATAATACAAAGGAATGTCGGGAGCATCTTCTGAGGCTGCGCAGATAACAAAGTCTGGAGAGATACAACGGAAAGACAAACCCGGCACGCGTGCAACGTCTCCGGGATGATGAGGAGCAACGTCGACCCGAACGAACATCTCACGGATGCCGAGCGTCATCTGTTGCACTTTTTGCATGAGCTGGAAGTATCCCGCCTTTGTTACATATCCATCTCTTCCAATTAGCTTTGATATAGATAAACCTCCGATCGTTGTGACGTTCGGCTCCGAATGATACAGCATCGCGAGCTGTCTTGTCACTTGCTCGATTGCGCAGCTGCTCAAGTCAGAAGGTCCAAGAGCCTCCCTTCTGTCCGTTGGAAGGTGCCGCAGGAGCTCGTCTTCAAGGTCCTGCTCCCATAGGCCCGTTAAGAGCCTTCTGCGCAGTCCGGAGTGCTGCCAGCGTCTTTCGTCTGTGTCTGTCGGGGCTTGTGGTTTCGGGGGTACGTTGTTTAAATAATTCATATTAGTACACCTTTATTTTTTGAGGAATCATTGGTCTGTAATCAAGGACAGGAAGCAGTCCATAGCGGAGCGCATCGATCGCATGTTGATCCGCATCTCGTGATCTTGCTGACTGGGTTCTCTTCATGGTCCATCTCTGAATTGATCGAATTGTCTGCGTGCATTCTGGTCTAATCCAGAAGTGCTTTCGTGATTGTATCGCATGCAATATACTAGCACCAAAATACACACTATGTCTTCCCTTTCTTGCTTTGCGTATCGTAAAGGGTAGACCTCGCGGAGGATAGCCGAGGATACTTTCGAAGGCACGCATCAACATTATATTGCTCATGCGATACTGGTCGCGTCCTCTGTGCTCTCCGTCTCCGGTCCAGATGGCTAGATTCGGATCAACGCCGTGTTTTTTCAGCATCTCAAGAATCGCTTGTGCGTGATGCTCTGGTGGAGCTTGTCCCGATGTGTATTCTCCAAGAACAAAGACTCTCGGATTTTGCGCATCTCGCATATCGACACAAGACACGACAGCAACCTGTGATCCTGGGTTCGAGCCGTGATCGATGCCAACACAAAAACGATAGTCTCCTCCTCTGGGGACAGGTTGCGAAGAAATCATGTCTTCGGTAAAGTTCTCAAACACGACTCCAATCGGAGCAACGTCAAAAGACCCATTGATCCGGGCTTCTCTGTCGTAGGGCAGATACGCTTCTGTGATCTTGTCGATCTGCTCTTGACTGAGCAGGAATCCTTTCGGGAGTCCGAGCGGAGTCGTTGCCTCTACCGTCAACGGAGCACGATGACAAGAGATCAAACCTCTTTCAATCATCTCTTTGATATATGTGACGTCTACTCCTCCGACAGGAGTCAAGCTGATTGCGACTGTGCCCCTTTTGCCTCCTGCGCCTCCTCGCGAAGTACGCGCGACAAGCTCATTAAAAGTCGACTGATCAACGGGCTCATCGATGCACACTAGATTTGCAGTAGCCGAGGCTAGCCCGAGCCCCTGTCCTGCCGTCTTGATTCGAATCAGAGATCCGTTGCGGAACTTACAAAGCGGGGCCAATCCTCGGAAGCCGCGTCCTCGGATGAACTCGCAGCTGGGGTCCAGATCTTCTTTCGGGATCATGTCATAAAGCTTCTGTTGTATCGTCCGTGATTGTTCGTGACTGTGCGTGATTAACCAAGCTTCGATTGGAGGAGGGTCTGTCTTGTAATACGGATGTCTACCAAGACAGTGATAAAGTAAAAGTGCGCATGTTGCAAGAGTTTTTCCTGTGTAAAGGTTTGTCCCCTCTCCATGATCGGAGAGGGGACAAACCCCTACTTGGTTGCCGCCTATCAAGGCTTTAATCGGAGCCTTGTCTGCAAGATAATCTCTTTGTGGTGGTGTTGGAGAGAAGTATCTAAGCGGATCATTCTCTGCTCTTTTTCGCAACCATGCGAGACGCTGCGCCATTCCTCCGAGACTGTTCATTTGCGCCTCCAGAATAGATCCGTGCAAAGACTCCCGTCTCCTTGTTTACTGCAATAGTCTATCATCGAGATTGTGTTCTGTATGTTGCTGATCTCTTCGCATTGTTTTCCGGATGTCTGAGAATCCATTCCTCTTGAATAGACGAGACAAGTCATCTCTCTGCAAAGGAGCAGTCCTTCTTGTGTCTGTGTCTGCTCTGGTGCGCAGATCTCTTTGATGACATCCAAGTCTGTGAGCTGCTTAATTACTTCTTGTTGTTGCGTTGCTGTCGTGTCTTCGATTGTCGGCTTCTTCTCGAGTGCTTTCGCTCCTCCGACTCCCAACAGGACGCCAATCAAGCCTGCTAAAATAATCTCTACCATTTGCTTTGATTCCTTTCGTTGATTCTTTGGATGCATTGGGTCCATGCGTCTCCTTCCATGTCAAAGACGAGCTTGATGTCTTCGGGTTGTAATAACCTGTCTTTGATGATTGCTGCAATTAGATCGTCGACTTGTGGAGATGTCACATATTGTTTGTATATATGGAGATAGTTACGGAGCGTTATTTTGTCTTTGTCCAGCTCCATAGTCAAAGCCGACATTTGTGCATTTTTGGTTGCTACCTTGTCCAGCATATAAAGGATTTGTCCTTCTAAGGTTGTGACATCAAGATCGACGATTCTCATACTGCATCCTCAAAAAGAGAGAGTTGTCTTTGATGCTGTTTGAGTCTCTCTTGTGCTGCTTCATAGTATTCTGTATCAAGCTCATAGCCGACAAAGTCGAATCCTAAGTCATGAGCTGCGAGAGCCGAAGATCCGGAGCCGAGATGTGTATCAAGAATCTTGTCTCCGGGCTGTGCGTATTTTTGCAATAGCCAAAGATAGAGAGCAACAGGTTTTTGTGTCGGATGAATTCTGTTTCTATTTGCCGCAGCATTGAATGAGAACTTTTTTGCACTGCTAGGAAAACTCGTCCAAGCTAATTCTATTTGTGCAAAACTTACATTTTCAGAAAAACCTTTGTCCCATATTACCCAACATGGAGAAGAATACAAAAATTGAACCATGTAATTTCCTCCCCAGATTATCTGATTTTTTGATACTCTATACAATTCATCAAAATATATTTTACTAGGTATTTTTTTATCATTGCCATGAAATTGGTGATAATCACTTTTCTTGTCTCCTTTTCGTCTTCCCATGTTAACATTTATATTTATTCCATAAGGAGGATCGACGATTGCAAGATCAAACTCGTTGTCTCTCATCTCTCGCATAGCCTCAAGACAGTCTTGATTATAGAGTCGTATCATGTCAGGCCTTCTT